CTTGCTTACCCGTATCCGCTTGCAGTAGCCGGCCTGGTTCATTTCCTCGGCGGTATCCCTCGCCGAGCCAAGTCTGAGGTAGGTCTCGAAGATTTTCCGCACGACCTCCGCCTCCTCCGGGATAATGTGATACTTTTTCGTCGCCGGGTCGGATTCATACCCCATCGGAGGGAACCCGCCCGTGTTCATTCCCTTCTTCTTCGCCGCCGCAATCTTGTCTCGGATGCGTTCCCCGATGATTTCACGCTCATACTGAGCGAAGGAGATCACGATGTTCAGGTTCATGCGTCCGGCAGACGTGCTTGTGTTGACCTCCTGCGTCACGGATACGAATACGACGCCCTTGCTGTCGAAGAAGTCCAGAAGATCCAGGAAGTCGCGCAGGCTTCTGCTCAGGCGGTCGATCTTGTAGACGCATACCACATCGATCTTTCCATTCTTCACGTCGTCGAGGAGGCGCTTGAGGGCGGGACGATCCGTGGTCCCGCCCGAGAAGCCGCCGTCGTCATATCGTTCCGGCAGGCATACCCAGCCTTTGCTTTTCTGGCTGGTGACATATGCTTCCGCCGCTTCGCGCTGGGCGTCGAGGCTATTGAACTCCATGTCCAGCCCTTCGTCTGTGCTTTTTCGCGTGTAGATGGCCACGCGCTTGATCTGTTTTTCTTCCATGTTCATCCTTTCTGAATTCCGAAGAATTCCAGGCCGTTCCGGTTCGTCCCGCTGATCTTTTTGGCGATTGAGGAGAGCGTGGGATAGATCTTCCCTTCCCATTCGAATCCATTCTGCAAGACCGTCACATCGTATCTCTTCCGGTGCCAGATGCGGCAGATGATCGTGCCTGCGCGAAGATTCAGTTTCGACCGATAGCCTCTGGTGGGCGGAACATTGACTTCCCGGATTTTCTTGAGCGTGGGCTCGGTCACGCCGCCGTATGCGAGTTCCTGGATGCGGTATGCAAGTCTCCGCCGCAGGAACTGTATGCCGAAGTTCGGAGCCTCGGTTCCATACAGCGCAAGCCATTTTTGCTTGAGCTGCGTAAGCTTCATGTCTTGGAGTTCGAGCAGTTCTTCTCGGACATTCATAGCAAGTTCGTTCATCTGTTAATCTCCTGTTTTTGAGGTTGATTCGCCCGAAGTTGAGCTTGGACAATAGTTAAGCATCGCTTCGGGCGGATAGCAAATGCTAAACCGATGTTTTCTGCGTTTTTAATGCAGAATCGGCCTCAGCTCCATAGTACCTGAGAATAGCCGCGGCGAACAGCAGGCACAGCTGTCTGAATTCATCTTTCGATTCCATAATATCGAATCCTTTCCTATGTTGTTTGGTGAGGGAAGACAGCCTCAGATTATCCGAAGCTGAGCTCGGACAATAGTTAAGCATCGCTTTGGACGGATAGCAAATGCTATGGCGATACTTTCTGCGTATTTAATGCAGATTCGACCTCGGCTCCATAGTATCTGAGAATAGCCGCGGCCAAAAGCCGCCATATCGAATCGAGTTCATCGTCCGTTTTCATTTTTTCGAATCCTTTCCTATGCTATTTTCTGAGGTCAGACAGCTTCAGCTTCTTCCTCGGCTCCGCCGTCGTGATATGCGTCCCCTTGCGTTCGGACAGCTTTATGCGGCCACGTTTCTTCACCACGACGGCTCCGAACTCCGGCAGACTGCATCCGAGCATAGACCCGCAGACGGCGCATCCGGCAAGGCAGTCCAGCCAGTGGTTGTCGTGGTGTTCCGGCTTCAACTTCCATTCGTCCACCGTGCGACCGCGACCGGAAGTTTTCACCCTGTATTCAGCCGTCAGGTGTTCCGCGAGGAGCTGATGAACACCGGGGATGCGTCCATAGAGCGTGAGGGAGCCTTTGTCGCCAATGGCAACGGCGAGACGAGCATGGACGAAGCTCTTCCAAAAGTTGGAATCGAATATGACGTGCCGGACAGCGCGCTTCTTCGCGACGCTCGGCATCATCCAGTTGAAGCCCAGGCGGTCGCCCGGTTGCTTGCGGTATTCCGTCATCGGCTTCGAGCTTGCACCGACATACCTTCCGTGGCTCGGCAGTACGATTCCGGCGAACTTGGATTCACGGCAGAATTCATAGACCAGGTCGGTCGACTGACCCCAGTTTGCGTCGATCAGCGCCCGCTCGATTTTCAGCACAGCACCGTCCTCGCGCTCCCACTCCCGTCCGAGCAGGTCGTCGGTCAGGGCAGTCAGGGCGGCGTACAGGCCGCCTTCAAGCCCGGCACGAGGAAACTCGGACTGGATGGTCGGATTGGCGTCGGCGAGCGAGAATTCGCGCCGGTGCTGGTCAGGCCACGCACCGTAATCAATAACGCTGCCGGTAAAGTTCTCCGCCCACGCTGTTACCACATAAAACAGTAATGCCTTCTGCACGTCGATGAACAGCGTCATCCGGTCGCATGCGAGCGGAACTTTGTTGTGCGGGAGCCCGTTGATCTTCTGGCAGATTGCGTCGATGGACATGATCTCCTCGCCGCCCGTGTCTTCGGGGAGCGGGTCGTTCTGATACTCGCTCATGAAGGCGATCTCATCCTGAAACTTCAGATTCATCGCATGCTGAAGCGCGCTGATCTCGTCGTGGTTGTACCGCGCCTCCCAGCTGACCTGCGCACCCTCGTCCATCTCCTCGCGGTGTTCCGCGTAGAAATCAGTTGCCTTCTGGAAGTTGCCGTCTGTACGCAGAGCTTCCGCACGAATCTCTGCGTACTCTTCCCACAGCTTTGTGTTCTTCGGGAAGACGTACACCATCTTCGTGCGTTCGCCATTCCAGTCCGGATGTGTCTGCCGGTTGAGGATGATATCGGCCATATCGCCCGGTCTGATGATGGTACACGGCATGATGCCGGAGATCTTCTGGCCCGGTCCTGCAAGGCCGAGGATGTCACCAGCAAGGACGCGGACACGTTTCCGCGTCTGTTCCAGGCTCCCCGCGCTCTCGCTTGTTTGCGGGTCATCAATGATGACGAGGCTCGGTCGAACACTGCGTCCGTCAGGTCGCTTGTACTTCATACCGCGGATTCGGCCGGTGATGCCTGCCACGCGGACAACGATCCCGCTCGCCTTGCTTCCCCTGATCGTCGGGAGCACGATTTCATTGCTCGTCCAGGTGATACGGGTGCGTTCGCCATGATAGAGCTGACCGGCACATCTGTTCGCGATGCCGTCGAGTTGCTGAATTGGGAAGCATACCTCCGGGAAGTCAGCGGCAAGATGTTCGTTCACCTCCAGCTCGGTCATCAGCGAGTCCAGCAGTTCCAGAGCGGCCGATTCCGTTGCCCCGATGAGCACGATGAACTCGCGATGACCGTACAGCATCGACCAGATGGCGGCCACCTCAGTCAAGCTCGACTTACCGGAGCCTCTCGGCATCGCCAGAGCAAACAGACCGCCACGAAGAACAGCTGTTTCGATTCTGTTGATTGCTTTGAGGTGGTCGGGCGACCATGTGAGCGTGAAGGTTTCCGGGAAATACGTTTCGCAGAACAGCCGGAAATCTTTTTCACACTGCTTTTTCCTCTCCGGGTTCACGACATCCGGCAGTTCGCCGATGTCACGGCCTGCCGTCGCCAGCGCGAGGTTGCGAGCCCGTGCCGCGTTCCGTTTCTCTTCATAGGTCAGCGGCGTTTCGCTCTGCCGGATCATCAGTTCGGAGCGAAGCCAGGCTGCGTACTTGAACAGATTGACCGTCTGACCGCCATCCTCACTGATGCGGAAGCCCGCGCGGTCACGGTGCCGCCGGAGCTGTCGGTCATTGAGCACGGCCATCAGCGGGGTCGTGTTCACGATTCGCACGATTTCAATCGGCTTGAGCTTGGTCGGATTCAGTGCCATTGTACATCTCCTTCAAAATCCACGCCATGTAGTGAATAAGGTTGACAGTTCCATCCGGGTTCCGAGGTGCTCCGAGGTCAAAGTCGCTGTGGAGCAATTCCATTGTCATATCCCGGAAGCCGGACTTGACCAGAACGTCTACGAGCTGGTCTGGCTTCAAGGCCAGCAGATTCCGCTGAGTTTCCATAAAGAACTTCCTTTCTGGGTTTATATTCGATTTTTTCTGGGTTTAAGTTCAAATTCGACTGGATAAAGTCGAAACATGCGCTTTAAGTAATGTCGTCCGCTCGAATAAGCTCACCAAACACAACAATAGGAGGTCATCCATGAGCATCAACGAAATCAAAATCGGCAGCATCATCCGCGTCAAGGTCGGCAAGAATCTCATCCACGCAAAGGTCATCGAGATTCTGGAAGACGGGCTGCGTGTGTGCAGCCTCGGCAAGAACAAGGAATTCAACGTGCCGTCCAGCCGGGTCGAGCTCGCCGGGGAAGCGTCCGAACAGGAACAACCTGTCACGTCAGCCAACACCGAGGCTGCCGAGCAAGTCGAAACTGAGACTGAGGCTACCGAGGTCGAACAGCCAGTCGAACAGTCCGAGGCCACCGAGCATTCCGAACAGCCTGCCGAGCAGGAAACGGCAGAGCCGGAAACGGAAGAGCCCGCCACCGTCGAGGTTCTCCCCGAAGACGAGGCCGCCGAGTTCCAGCCCAGTGGCGAAGACGAGGAAGATGAATACGTCATCAATCCTGCGCACGAGTCCGACAAACCGGTCAAGCGCATGTCGCTCCTGAACGCCGCCGTCATCGTGCTCAAGGACGCTGGCCCCGATCACCCGATGAACTGCAAGGAGATCCTCGAAGCCATCCTCGAACGTCAGCTCTGGACACCGACCGACTGCAAGACGCCGGAACAGACGCTCTATGGTTCCATCTTCCGCGAGATCAACACGAAGGAACATCCCCGCATCGTGAAGAGCGACGTCAAGGGCAAGTTCCGGATTGCGGAGTGATCAAAACAGATTCAAGCCGGAAGAAATCCGTAAAAAGATTTCCCTCCGGCTTGATTTATCTTGTGAAAGGGTGTATTTTGAATCTATCCCACACCCTAAAACCATTTTCCATCAAAGAGGTACCCCATGAAAATCCTGATCCTGAACGGAAGTCCCCGCAAAAAAGGCAACACCGCGGCTT